CTGTAAGGTTTGGTCGTAAGGCTAAGAACCTTATCGATAGCGAAGAATATCAAAAGGTATTTAAAACAAGATTACAAGAAGATAGTAAAGCTGCTGGTCGCTGGGAAACTGCTCAAGGTGGCGAGTATTTCGCAGCAGGTGTCGGGGGTGCTATTACAGGTCGAGGTGCAGATCTATTAATTATTGATGATCCACACTCAGAGCAAGACGCTTTGAACATGCAAGCTCTTGAGCGAGCGTATGAATGGTATACATCAGGACCTAGACAACGTCTTCAACCTGGTGGTAAGATTGTTTGTGTAATGACAAGATGGAATACCAAAGATCTAACCGGTATGTTACTGAATTCACAAAAAGAAGAAAAAGCAGACAAGTGGGAGATTGTAGAGTTTCCAGCAGTTATGCCATCAGGTAAACCTGTGTGGCCAGAGTATTGGAAACTAGATGAACTCGATGCAGTTAAGGCATCACTATCCGTTGGTAAATGGAATGCACAGTGGATGCAAAATCCAACTAGTGAAGAGGGTGCTATTATTAAACGTGAATGGTGGAAGAACTGGGATAAAGATTATCTACCACCTTTAAAACACGTCATACAATCATATGACACCGCATTTATGAAAAAGCAAACAGCCGATTATTCTGCAATCACAACATGGGGTGTGTTTCAAGATGATGAAGATACACCACCTAATTTAATTTTGCTAGACGCTATGAAAGATAGATTAGAGTTTCCTGAACTAAGAAGAGTTGCCAAAGAGCAATATGATTACTGGCAACCAGAGACTGTCTTGGTTGAGGCCAAAGCATCAGGACTACCCTTGACTTATGAACTTAGAGCTATGGGTATACCTGTAGTCAACTTCACACCATCAAAAGGAAATGATAAGCATACAAGAGTAAATTCAGTTGCACCATTATTTGAAAGTGGTATGATATGGGCTCCAACAGATAAAAAGTTTGCACAAGAGGTAATTGAGGAGTGTGCTGCTTTTCCGTATGGAGAACATGATGACTTGGTGGATTCTACCACTCAAGCTATTATGAGATTTAGACAAGGGGGTTTGGTTACTCATCCTGAAGATTATAAAGATGAAAAATCTCCTCCAAGAAAATATAGTTACTACTGGTAATATGGGAAAAAAATTAACAAGAACCACACCACCTAAAAGAGGACCTAACCCACAAGGGTTGAATATTAAAAATAAAAAGGTTAAAGTGGTTCGATTGGAGAAAAATAATGGCAGACGTAGATAAGGCTCTTCCAAATGTTGAGCAAACTATTAATATACCTAGTCCAGAAGAACTACAGGTAGAAATAGAACAGACACAAAAAGATCCACAAGAACCCGTTGACGTTCAACAGAATGAAGATGGTAGTGTTGATATTAATTTTGATCCATCAAAGGTTAATTTAGAACAAGGTCAAAATCACTTTTCAAATTTAGCAGAATTATTACCTGATAATATTCTTTCACCTATTGGTCAAGAGTTGTCTGCAAACTATCAAGATTATAAATCATCAAGATCAGATTGGGAAAGAGCTTATGTATCAGGATTAGATTTACTTGGTTTTAAATACGAAAATAAATCAGAACCTTTCAAAGGTGCATCAGGTGCAACACACCCTGTACTAGCAGAAGCTGTTACACAATTTCAATCATTAGCTTACAAAGAATTATTACCTGCAGGTGGACCTGTACGAACTCAAATTATTGGATTACCAACACCAGATAGAGAACAACAATCTCAACGTGTAAAAGATTTTATGAACTACACTATTATGTCTGAGATGAAAGAGTATGAAGCTGAGTTTGATCAAATGTTATTTTACTTACCTCTATCAGGATCTGCATTTAAAAAAGTTTACTATGATGAAGTTATGGGTAGAGCTGTTTCTAAATTTGTACCGGCAGATGATTTGGTTGTGCCTTATACAGCAACATCGTTAGATGATGCTGAAGCAATTATTCATATGGTTAAAATGTCAGAGAATGAATTACGTAAACAACAAGTGGGTGGTTTTTATAGAGACATAGAATTAAACCCATCTTACGTAAATGAATCAGAGTCAGAAAAAAAAGAGAGAGAACTAGACGGTACAAAAAAAGGAAGAGACGAAAAAGTATTTACCTTGCTTGAGTGTCACGTGAATTTAGATATTGATGGTTTTAATGACGTCAATGCTGAAGGTGAGCCAACAGGAATAAAACTACCTTACATTGTAACAATAGAAGAAGGATCAAAAGAAATTTTATCTATTAGAAGAAACTATGAGATAGGTGATCCAACTAAAAGCAAAATTAACTACTTCGTACATTTTAAATTTTTACCTGGACTTGGTTTTTATGGTTTTGGATTAATTCACATGATAGGTGGATTATCAAGAACTGCAACATCAGCCCTAAGATCTTTACTTGACGCAGGAACCTTGTCGAACTTACCTGCTGGATTTAAAATGCGTGGTATAAAAATGAGAGATGAAGCACAAGCCATTCAACCTGGAGAGTTTAGAGATGTAGATGCTCCTGGTGGAAACTTACGAGATGCTTTCATGACTCTTCCTTTCAAAGAACCATCGCAAACATTATTATCTCTTATGGGTGTCGTGGTACAAGCAGGTCAAAGATTCGCTTCAATAGCAGATCTGCAAGTGGGTGACGGGAATCAGCAAGCAGCAGTGGGCACGACAGTTGCTATGCTTGAACGAGGCAGCAGAACAATGTCTGCTATTCATAAAAGATTATATGCCTCGATGAAAAAAGAATTTAGTTTATTAGGAAGAGTTTTCAAATTATATCTACCTCCAATCTACCCCTACGATGTCATCGGAGGACAGAGGCAAATAAAACAATTAGACTTTGATGACCGAGTAGATATATTGCCAGTTGCAGATCCAAACATTTTTTCCCAAACACAGCGAATTTCCCTCGCTCAAACGGAAATGCAATTGGCTGCCTCTAATCCGGCTATTCATAATCAGTATGAAGTATACAGAAACATGTATGAAGCGTTGGGTGTAAAAGATATTGATTTAATTTTAATAAAACCACAACCACCAACACCAAAAGATCCAGCGTTAGAACACATTGATGCTTTAGGAGGCAAACCTTTCCAAGCTTTTCCTGGTCAAGATCATCAATCTCATATTACAGCTCACTTATCTTTTATGCAAACTAACATGGTTAAGAATGCACCTGTTGTTGGAGCTGCAATACAGAAAAATATTTTAGAACACATCAGTTTAATGTCACAAGAACAGATAGAATTAGAATTTAAAAACGAGTTACCACAATTAGCACAGATGATGCAGATGTCTCAACAAAATCCACAGATGCAACAACAAGCTATGGCTATGCAACAACGTATAGAGGCAAGAAAAGCAGAGCTAGTTGCTGAAATGATGGAAGAATACATGAAGGAAGAAACAAAAATTACTTCTAAATTTGGAAATGACCCTATTGCAATGTTAAGAGCAAGAGAACTAGACCTACAAGCACAAGAAAACTCTAGAAAACAACAAGAAGGTGAAGAGAGAATTAACCTTGATCGTATGAAAGCAATGATGAACAAGGATACTCAAGAAGAAAAACTAGAACAGAACGAAAAATTAGCAAATTTACGTTCTGACACCTCTATTGAAAAAACAATTCTATCTAATGAACTAAAAAAGGACAATTAATGATTGATAAAAAAGAAAAAAACACTTTAAAGAAGCATAAAAAACATCATACGGCAAAACACATGGCATCAATGAAAAAAAATATGAAAAAAAACATGAGTTTTAGTAAATCACATAAAAAAGCGATGCAAAAGGTAGGTAGATAATGGCTTGGTTTAGTTTAGCAAAGATTGCATTACAAGCTGGCGGAAAAATTTACGCTAATAAACAAAGAACTAAGATGGCTATGTCTGATGCACAATTAATGCACGCAGAAAAGATGGCTAGAGGGGAAGAAGCTTACCAAGGTAAATTATTAGAGGCAAGACAGAACGATTACAAAGATGAATTTGTCCTTGTAATAATTTCAGCACCGATTATAGTGCTTATGTGGGCTGTAATGTCGGATGATCCGGCAGCAATGGATAAAGTAAAATTATTCTTCGAATATTTTCAAACTTTGCCTAAATGGTTTACAAATTTATGGATACTTGTAGTTGCAAGTATTTTTGGGATAAAAGGAACACAAATATTTAAAGGAGGCAAAAAATAATGGATAAAAAAATACCAAAAGACGAAAAAGGTTTTAATAAACTACCTGAAAAGATTCAAGAACAAATCAGTCCTAAACTTGCAAGAAAGTTTAAAATGGACGGAGGAATGATTGATAAAAGATCACCTTTTATGGGTGGTGGTATAGCTTATGCTGGTGGTGGAAGAGCTATGAAGAAAAAAAATAAAAAAATTT